ATGTCGTTTATTTCGACAAGAACGGTTGCTTCATTATATCTTTTACCTGTTCTATATATTACTTCTGCATATTCAGCAGGAGTGATAAAGTTATCTCTATACACACAGACCTGCTCGTATGGCATTTTTGTGATGTCTATTATCTGGAACGCAGAGTAATCAAGACCCTTTCCTCTAGATACATCAACGATACATGCGTATTGATGTTCTGGTTCAGGCTGCTTATACATTGAGATACCACTACCTTCAATGATAGGCTCTTGGTGGACTAATGTCTTTAGCTTACTGCCATCAATAAGTGTGCCCGAACTACCGAGAAATTGACACTCATATTCCTGAGCGAATTTCTCATGATCATAATCCATAGCCTGCAACGTTTCTTCTTTCCACGCAGCGTCACGTCCAGGAACATCATCCCAATTAACTTTGACAAACTGATACCCATTTGTGCCTTTACTCGCACCCTCACAGGTCTTGTAAAAATGGTTCAATCCATTTGGTGTAGATGTCAATAGTATCTTGGTCGTATTACCCGATGATATTGTTGGAAACACTGAAGCAAAGAACTCATCCCAGTTCTCTACGAATGCAGTCTCATCAATATACAAGAATGACACAGACTTACCACGAATAGCGGATGAGGATGTCGCCGCAGCAATGATCTTACAACCATTCTCAAAAGTAACCGAACCCTTGTTCCACTCAACAACACCCTGTTGCATCCATTGCGGTAATGCTTCATATGCTATCTTGATTCGATCTAGAATCTCACGAGCAGCGTCACCTTTGTTTGCTAATAATGCAACAGTCTTATGTTCGTTGAATAGTATGAACTGTAAGATAACCGCAACCGCAGTTGTTGTCTTACCAGCCTGTCGTGATGTTACTACAGCCGCTCTACGATTATTGGTTATCTTGTCAATAATCTCGCGCTGATAATCATACAGGCGCATTGGTATTAAGCCGTGATCTACATGAACAATCTGTATGTAGTTCTCAGCAAAATAGATCGGATCTCTAGCGCATTTCACATATTCTGCGACTTGCTCTTGAGTCCAATTGATTTGAACACCCTTCTTTTTTAGAAGAGCATTGCCATTATATGTATCAGCCAATTACGACAACGCCTTCTTTGATCAATCGATCTCTATTAGCCAGATGTTGAGCGTCAACGTCATCTTTTGATCCGCCAAAATAAGGAACAGCATGCCCCTCTTCAATCATGATCTTTGTGGCTGGACGCCATGAATCAGTTGAAAAATCGTATACGTCAAAGTCACCGAGTACACGACCAAACTTACCTTTCATGTCTTCGCCTTTCTTACTGACTTGCGTTTTGAGAATAGAAGTTTTACCGAGCAATGACTTCAGTCGCGCTTTAGCCGCTAGACCGAACTGCTTCTCGACTTTATCGCGTGTGCGTGATTCTGGAGTATCAATACCCATGACACGAACACGTTCGCCTTTGAGCCAGACACCAAAACCTAAATCGATGTCTACGTCTACTGTATCGCCGTCAACAACTCGAACAATCTTACATCTATATTCATACATTTTTATCATCACCATTAATTAGTTTTTGGAGATCCGCAGTGCTGCCGACATACAATGTGTTGTTGGTCACGCCAGCTGGGGGGTCTTTTGTTTCTTCTTCACGTAAAATTTTGACTTTCTTCTGTATATCGAGCAAGTCTTTATTCGCCTCAACTAAGGTCTTCGTTAGCTGAGAGACCACCTCGAACGCCCGAGGATGCTCACTCGCCTTCGCAAGCTCTAATAGGTTATCTAAGGCAAAGGTTCCTTTCTCTATAACATCATAGAGATTATCTCTTGCATAATGGTAATCTTTGGAGATGTCATCTGGGAGAGACTTAGCCTTTTCTTCAAAGTTGGCTTTCCTTAATGAGTGGGTGGGCGCATCATCTACTAGCTCTGATTCTACGTCAAATATCTCATTCAAATTATCTGTAACATTATTTTTCATATCAATTATCTTTTATGTGTCGAAAAAATCTTCTTTATCAAACGCGAATCCAAAGTTACTGCTTGCAGCTATTGTAGATGTCGCAACACTAGCAGAGGAGTTTGCTGTCGGAGTGCCGTCAGCCAATAATCCAGGAGTCAATGTCGTTCTGCTCTGAGGATCTACAGCTGGGTTTGGAACAAACGTTTCAGAGGGTATTCCAATGTCAACGATTGATCTCTTAATAACACCCTTAGTGCTTACTGGACCGAAAATATAACCCTTGACTGTGAAGTTAAAAGAGTATATAATAGCTCTGCGTGTTTGATAATCTGCTTCATATGAGTCTTCTATTGACATGCCTTGTAACACGGTAGGAATATCGTAGTATTGTCCTGTCTCTGGAACTAACTTAACACTATGTGTGAACTCAGGTCTGAAATAAGGAAGTATCTGCTCAACTACCTGTACCGCATCTTCATTATTCGCAAACATCCCATATAACGTTATATTTATATCATATGGAACAGGCGTAAACTGAGAAGTCAACGAGTCGCTATTAGTTGCCGAAGAAGTATTTCTCTGCATCTTATTCAGCCCACGAGCAGCATTGTATGACATATCAGTTATCTCAAACGAAAGTCTAGGAAGTTGTGTTGCCACTTTCTTGTCTAAGTTTGGATCTTGATTTAGCCTTGCCAGAAACTTTTCTTTTGGACCATATGCAATAGGAACACGGAGGGTCTGGATCTCTGTTCCTGAATTATCTTTGCGCACAACGTCAATATCACTGAACATTCTTCCGAACATGATGATATATTTTCGTATTGCGCCGTGATCGTATTGTGCTCCGAACATTACCACTCACCTCCTTCACCAAATGGGTTCACTTCACTAAAGTCGAGGAAGTCGTTTGATTTTGTGTCAAATAGAATATTAGTAGCAGCTTGATCTGTTTGCACATCATCAGCAATATACTCGCCAGATTCGAAGATAAGATTGTTTCCAGCCTCATCAAGTATCTGTCGATCAGACAGATCGGCAGAGTAAGCGTCTTCGATCCCATCAATAGCTGCGATGCCAGTGTTGAGTCTTTCATGGCTATATTCAAACAGTTCACAACGTAGGTCGTATGTCTGCAGAGAACCCATCTGATAGAATACAGATTCGTGTTCAACAAACTTCACTTCAAATATTTTATTGTTCAGAGGGAAGTAGATTAAATCACCCTCTGACGGTCTGCCAATAGCATTAGTCGTATTTTCGGTCGGGACTTCTTCATCAAAACGCTTTCTTGCGACTGTAAGAACCATCTCATCACGTATCTCGATATTGAATTTAGAGAGAAAGTCTCCTTCCCCCTCAAATCCATCGACCGACTTAATATACATCTCGACAATATGCGCATTAACGACATCACTGCCGTTCACAGTATTAAATTTGGACAGTATGTCTTCGCCAAATAGCTTATCTTCTGCGATAAGTTTTCTTGGCATGTAGTAACAATTAACCCCATAGATCTTAATTGATTCAATGATCAAATTTTCTACTAGGTTCTGTTCACCGTTGAACTCATAATTATTGAAATATAAATTTGTCGCCATTATGTTAGCCTATCATGTCCATTGCTGGCATAGAGAATTTCTTCTGAACTTCTTCTTCTAGCTTGATTATTTCATCATTAGCTTCTTGCCAGATAGTCTGTCCATTAAACGTCAACCCACCTGGAAGCTGCATTCCTTCAAACTTCTTCATATTCTCGCCCCATTGTCTTTTGATTAGAGCGGTGCAGTATTGACGCAACCACCAATCACCCCAAACAGAGGTGTATGTTGTTGTGTCTAAAACTTGATAGCATTCAATAATTAAGAATTCACCAACACTAACTCGATCCCAGTCCATATCAAGATGGAGCTGATCGGTGTGTCGATTGAACCTGAGAGGTTGCTTACCTACAAACAGTTCTTCGAGCAGAGAAATTCTCTCCATTGAAGAAACGTAATTTTGGACTTGTGCGCTCGCCCAGTCATAAACGTCACTCAGGCTTATCTGATAACGTATATTGAACATGTTGTTTGTGTTTAGTCCAGCGCCTATCGGGAATACATTAACAACACCCATGATCGTGGTGGGGACTGCGATAAACCCATTAGTCTTATCAGCTTCTGTTACTTGGTGCTTGAGGAATGTTCTTTCAGAGCCGTCATAATGGTAGTCGCGATAAAATGCAAGAGCATCATCTACACGATCATCGATCTGCATTTCGTCGACATTAATTTCTACAACAGGTGCGCCAAGTCTACGCAAACAATAATCTGTAAATTCTTTTCTTGTTGTTGGTGTCGCCATAGTTTATAGTCTCGAAGTCTAGTATAATCAAGACTATTTATAACGATTATTTATTGAGGCGACCACATATCAGTCTTTTGCGCCTATATCCCATGTAGTCTTTTCGAGTTCTTGCATAAACTCTGAAGGGATATTGCGGTCGCACAGCACAGTTACTGCTGATATGCATCCATCGCCATCGAGAGGATCTATAGTGCGGCGCACATTACCAAGAACATATGCATAATACTCACCATCATCCCTCAAAACTAAATGATTAGGATATGTCACACCATATTTGTCATGTAAATCTATCGGATATGGTGTTGTAGGATCGTCGTTTGATATTGAGATTATTTGTAAATTTTTATCAGCCCATGCATTCTCAAATATGCTTATATCTTCGAATATTCCTCTTAGATATTCATCACCTGTCATAATTTTATCAGAAGCGCAGGAGATTAAATCTGGACGAACATTGTGTTCTAAAAAATGAATTTTTTGGTCAGGAGTACATGCCAGACTAAATCCACCCTCCCAATGTCCACCTAACTTAACAATCTCTTTTAGAATTTTATCAGATTCTTCCACCACGAGCCTTTCGGTGTTATCATCTAACGTTCCATATTCAGTTCCTGCCATCCAAGGATTGTCATTAATGTTTTTATTTTTACCTAACCCAGAGATGGTGCAAATGTCTTTTATGTAATATTCTCCGCCAACTATCACATAACTTACCTGCGCTTCAACCATGTCAGGAAAATACTCTTCAATGTAATAAGCGTGAGATGTGTCGGGTTCTTTATTCTCTTTCCAAACTGCCATCTCATCAATATTATTGAATATCTTCGTGCTGAGTTCTTCATCGTATGGTTTCTCTACACATGGAAACGATAGATTCGTACCATAATCATCATCTGAATAATTTCCGCGTTTTATTATCTCAGGGACAGAGACACCCAATGATTCAACTAAATTTCTGCCGTGATTTTTGCTTTTCTCTAGTAAATATATTTCTTCACTCACGCCTATATATTTTATCTTTTTGTGGAAGTGATCATACAACATAGACGAATGGTGTGGTGTATCGACTTTCAACACGTCAATATCATACCTTTCTATCAAGTCTTCTGTAAGTTTAATTAGTTCAGCTTTGTGTTCAATTGTTTCATCCCATAAATTGACAATTTCCGCATCAGCTTGATCTATATGAAGCATACCTAAAGAGTTGTCGAATTGTTTCTCTTCATCCATTTGCCAATTTTTATAGACTGTATGTCCAGACTCAACTAACGAGATAAGAGTTTGTTGTGATGATGTGATATAATGGTCGTAATATAATATATTCATATTAGTAATACATCTTTACTGAGACATCTGTATTGATTTTAGAACTTGACGGTAGGTAGGCACCGCTGGTTGAGTATTGATTTCGAGTACCCGTATTGTCGGTGAAGTTATTGTAAGACAGTGCAGATCCGCGGACTTCAGGGCGGTCATCGAGCTTCATGACATGCCAGCTTTGATTCGCACTATCAGGAGAAGAGCCTTTCCATCTTAGCATAATCGAAGACGGGTTGGATGAAGATGAAGAGTTAAGTGTCTGTATAGATTGTGTGCCGTAGCCAGAATTTTGACCTCTAAAGGTTGCACCAAAACTAGTTGTTATATCATCTAAATCCAATTTATAGCTGTATTTTGTTGGTCCTTTTCCATAAGTTGAAGTTCTAGTGTAATATCCTGTAGTTGACCAAAGTGTTCCGATGGTAAAGTCTCTGAATGCTCCTAATCTTCTATCGCCATTAGCATCTGCCAGAACACCTCTATCAGTTTCAGTGAATGCTGCAGTGATTTTTGCATAAGTGTGCGCCTTTGCGCATGCAGCTAATAAACTGACGTTACTGAGCGTCGAACCAGCACTTAAATCATTCGCCTCGATGAAGCTATCCGATATCTTCACATTTGTAGTTGGAATAGTAGCCATAATAGTGAATTCCTAATTCTCTTAATATTGTCTATTTATAACGCGAACACATTCATTCCAGCATATTAAACCACATCACCTTTATATCTTGATGTCCACATAGTGAGGCTGTACTTAACACCTCTTTGCAGTTCCATACACTCATGTCCGTGCGTTACCATTCCAGGAAATAGTATGCACCGACCAACAGGGATATCTTTATTCGACACACCTTGTCTGTGATATATTAGATCCGCACCATCATAATCGTCGTTCAGCTTAACTGATCCAGTGACCATACTCGCATCGCAATGGTGACTCAAGCTAGTTTGCGTATCCATAGCATACCGCATCACAAACGCATCGCGCAGACCATACATCTCCATCGGAGTCCAATACTGCTGGATGATTGGATACAGGTTTTTCTCCCAGTTTCTCTCAAGAGTCTCAAACATACCAAGTTCTTTCATGCGTATTTCTTGTGCTGGGAATTTATCTCCAGGAAGTGGTTCCCAAGCGCCATTCCTATCTGCTGCAGCAATTAGATCCTCACACTGAGTTTGTGTCATGAAATCGCAAACCAACATATCCTTCTCTATAATATCAACGCCCTTGTATGATGGGAGGTACAGCATCGGTGTGACTTGCTTCACCGATGCGGACATAGCGTCAAAATGTGCCTTAGCCTCGCCTCCACCATTACCATGATAGATACATGAATATGCGTTGGTTATAGGATTGAACACTTTCTTCTGGTCGAACGAGAAGTATGTATCTGTGTCATGTGTCTGAAAGATATAACACTCATTATCAAGGGCAATATCATATTTGCCAGATAGAAACGCTATCTGATAAAAGAGTTGGTCATCTTCATACTCAGCAATCTCAGCGTCAGCAAGGATCTTCTTCAGCTCATCAACACGACCAATGAATGTTCCGCTGTTCAAGTATTTGTATTTCGTGTCGCACTGTGGAAACTTATCCGCAAGGCTCTTATCTGGCCAAATGTATTGTTCTGCCGAGAATACAACTTTCTTCTTGAACCCAAGGTAACGTCTTGTTATTTCTTCGATGTCTGCATTGTAAATAACATCATATGCGTCTGTGAACAAAACAACATCATGTTCTGGTAGCGTGTCAAGATACTCGCGAAGTAATGACACCTTGTGACCGCCACCTGCTCCTGTCATGTCAGTGCCTTTCCACTCAACATTGGTTCCTAGATTTTTAGGGTATACGCTATGTAATGCTGCACTATCATTTAGTGGGACACACTTCTTACGATCAGTCCCTACTGTAACAGGATGTGTTTTAAAATCGAGGAACCAATCGCTGTCTCTTTCCGCCTCAATGTCAGTGTGTAGTACAGTTCTGCATTCTTGTCTCACGACATCTTCTTTAAGTGCCGCAGCATTCAGCTCACTTAATCTAGAACAGATATAGTCGTCGGCTGGTATGATGTTTTGCGAATGTTCGGCTTCAGAAAGAACCTTTGCTGTTTCTGGAGTGATCAAATACGCATGAGTGTTATATGGATAATTCGGGACAACCAACTTACTGTCAATAGATTTTGCTAGTTCAGGCTTTTGTTCGAGGTGACCTAGAAAGACAATTCCATATTGCTTAATCAGGCTTTCAGCATATCCTTCATCATATCCATCAAGAAAGACTGCATCATCTTCTAATACTAGAACAGGCTCGTCTAGGTTGATGCATTCGATCCACGCTTCTCTATGTGATAAGAAGCAACCAACTTCACCGTGGTTTATTGTTCTACTGAAGAATGGATCACGCCAACCAGACTTGGTCGACATATTGACACCGTTAAGTGTTTGTCGAGTAACTTCCTTTCCATCTATAGCTTGAATCCACGAGACATCACCTATATGACTATTCTTATCTAGAAAGTTTATTTTGCGGTCTGCTCTCCGATCAAGATTGATGACTAACTTCTTCATTCTCTACCCCATAATAATTGTGTGTATCAGTTTTGTATTATATTTAGGGGTCTCTGAAGATACTATTTTAGTGTATAAAATCGCTAAGAGTTCTGATAGCACCATAAAGTTCGCTCAATGTGAACTTGCTCTCGGCAATTGGAGCGTCATCGCCCTGTGAGAATGATATTTGTGGGTATTCAGCATGTCCTGGAAATAGCGAATCCATGTCATCGCTGCTGAAATCATCGCCCAGAACGTTTGTTTCTACTACAAAATTGAACATAGACCAAGGATTAGTTATATCTTTTCCACTAACATATTCGTCTATTATATCTACAGCTTCTTGAGTCTTGGCTGAGTCAGCCTCATCGTAAATTTTTACTTTTATTACTAACATATTATAAAATGCCTATTATTAAGAATGGAACGTTACATATGGATTAAATACTTGAAACCCGCCAGATAGATCTGCGTCTGCATCATAGCAATACTTAGCAGACTCAGCAAAAAACCACCCAAAACCAATTTTGCGAGAAGTCCCGCTTTCTAAGGTTACGGTGAATTCTAAATCCGTCCACTGTCCTACATCATCTTGATCTATTGTCAATTTTTCATTGGCGGTTACACTGGATGGTGTCGAATATCTAGGCTGGGCGCTGCCGCTATCTGTATTTGTCTTTTCATTTGACATTCCATTCCAATTATACTCTGCTTGATCGCCTGTTAAAGATCCTGTTGGGAGAGTAAAGCCGCCTGTAGTATTGTGTATTCTTACATAATCAACAATGCGAGATGTTCCGTTGTTGCTTTCAGACCAGACATAATAACCGCACCAATTATATGGGCGCAGTTGATCAGAAGGTGGAATCCTAACTTTCATTCCAGCCTTGCAAGTGACTGCAGTATCAGGCACATTAATGCCTTGATACCACTCATCTGACCTGATCCAACATGCAGTGTTGTCCATGCTGGTGTTGCCATCTATCGTTGAAAGAGTTGTGTGTCCTACAATGCGCGTACTACTGCCGCCAGAATGATACCCTACCGTGTCATCGCCCCTATCCGCATTATCATTACTAAGACCATGAGATCCTTGAGTGCCTAAACCAAACAAACTGCCTGCGCCAAATGATTTCCACACTCTTTGAAAGGCTGCACCACCTGCGTCTTGAAGCTGGTAAGGTGGGTTTGCGTCAAGCCAATGTCCACCAATATGAGTATAATATGAGTTATTGCTCGGTGATACGAATGTTGGGCAGTAATGTCTCCAAAATGGAGCAACTTTATTGACACCAAACTGATTTGACCGATATGGCGGTGATAGGTTCGGATCAGCTAGTCCGTTATACCCATACCCAACATAATAGTCATTACTCTCATCATAAAGTGAGTTTTTTAATGCATTGTCTGCATCTAAGACAATTGGCGTTAGATAGTTTGGGGCAGTTGATATTACTGCGCTACTAAACATTATTGTATGCCTGAACCGAAACAGCTATATACGTTTTCTGCTGTACACACAATCTCAATGATTCCGCCTTTTGAAATTGCTATTGAAGTTGCCGTGAGTGGACTTGCTCCCAACACCAACCTGCTAAAAGCGCTGTTTGTATTTCTGCTGATCGTTACTGTTGATGTTCCTGCATTGACTAATGTGTAAGTGACACCCACATCAGCAGCTGGACAATCATCTAATGTCCATGCACTAGCAGTTGCGCCATTGTATACAAGTTTTCTTCCGCTGTGCGTAGCCTTATTAATGCTGGCCACTGTGCCACTACCAATAATAAGGGCAAGTTGACTGCCTTGAAATGAGTCGCCAGTAATAGCTCCAGCAGTAAAATCTTTGTCAGAGTCTATAACTGCTAAAGTACCACCTTCAACATCTGGAAGATATATATTGTAAGAACCATTAGATACGGTAGCATTCGGAAAGGCTTGGAACTTAAATGATTTTTGAACAGCATTTTCAGAGAAAAACTGCTGATAACCATTACTGTATGACATTAGAATAGGATTACCATAACCCATTTGCATACCGTAAGAGAATAGGCTCATCACTGGGTCTTCTTGACCACCACCATGACTTAACTTAAATTTAATATTTCCCTGTTCACTGCCATCAACGTGATACTCCGTTTCAGCATAAATCCCAGCGTATTCAACTTTTTCTGGCGTACT